GGCTGAACTCAAATCAAATGTCGGTGCACGTATACGACTGACTCGAGTCCACAAGGAGTTTATGGCGTGGAAAGAAAATTAGTTCCTTACTCGGTGTACATCTCTAAGGAGCACCACGAAAAGTTGCGTGCTGCGGCCAAAGATAGGAAGGCTGCTGCCATTGTGCGCGACGCCATATCGATGGTTTTAGATGGGCAGGATCTTTTTAATAGTGGTTACAACAAGGGCCTGGCAGACGCGGCGCAAGTAATTTACGACTGCCCTGAAGCCCAGATGGTTGCAGTACGTGGCAAGGACATTGGGCTTGTTCTCAGTGACAAAATTAAATCTCTTTATGTAGGAGCAAAAAAATGACAAAACTTACTAACGCACAACGAATCCTGAAGGCTCTGGCCTCGGGGCCGAAAACTCAGATCAATTTAAAGCGCGAGACAAAGATCAAGAACACTTATCAGGTCGTTGCTAATCTTGTCGAGAAAGGTTTGGTCTCAAAGGTTGACGGTTTAGTGAGTCTCTCATCTGCACCTAGGGCGCTTGGTGCCGCGCCCCCGGAGTCAGGCGTTATCTCAATGCTTAGAGATGAAGTCAGCAACATTGAAGATGGAGTTCGTTCTCTGTTAGTGACTAGAACGTACCTCTTGCGGCGCATTGAAGAAGAGAGAAGTAGTGTTTAAAGAAAACGACATGGTTGTGATTAGAGAAAGAAAAAAATCCGGCTGTGTCGCAAAAGTATTAGATGGCGGGGATCGTTTGATGGTTCGTATCCCACCGTCTAAAGAGTGGCCCTTTCCGCATCATGTGTTTGTTGATAAAGAGAAGGTCGTAAAGCTAGGAAGGGTAAAAACTTCATCCGAAGAAGCCCAATTTAAGGAGAATTAAAATGGCAACGAAGAAAGAAACCAGCACGGAAATTTTTGTAACTGAGCAGCGCCGCGAGACGTTGAACTTCTGCATCATGGGGACAACCCCACTCATTCACAACCGCATGAGTCAGAAAGTTCTTCAGACGCTGTTGTGCCCTGCACCACGAAAAAATTCGGCTGAGAAAGCGCAGAGCTTGAAGCACAACCCGTTGGAGGAATATCGTAATTCCCCCTACACAACCAAGGACGAGTCGGATCCAACACTCATCACAATCCTGCCCACTGGGTTTAAGGGTGGCATGATGACTGCGGCTCTTGATATGCCGGGGGTTGCTAAAACACAGATCAAGCGTCAGGTGTATGTCGATGGTCAGATCACTCACATCTACGGTATACCCGAGATGATGATGGCAGTCACGAGGTCTGCGGATATTAATAAGACTCCCGATGTGCGAACCCGAGCAGTGATGCGCAAGTGGGCGTGTCGTCTGTCAATATCTTATACGGTGCCCATTCTCAACCAGCAGTCGGTGTCTAACTTACTAGCGGCGGCGGGGATCGTATCGGGTGTCGGTGATTGGCGGCAAGAGAAAGGTTCAGGTAACTACGGTTGCTACAAGTTAACCACGGCTGATGATCCTGAGTTCTTAGAAGTTGTTGCCAAGGGTGGACGACAGGCGCAGAAACATGCCCTTGAGAACCCCAAGTTCTACGACCAAGAGACAGAAGATCTTTACAAGTGGTTTGAGACTGAGACTAAGCGTCGGGGTATGAAGGTGGCGGCGTGAACAAACCATCCCGTAAAGAGATCGACACTGAGATTAATCGCATCTACGAAGAGTACGGAGCACTCACTCCAAATTTAGTTGTAGAAGTTGCGAAGAATCCCAAGAGTGTATTGCATCACTTGTTTGAGTGGGACGACGCTAAGGCTGGTGAATCTTTTCGGGTTGCCCAAGCACGCGCCATCATCACAAGCGTAAAGGTCAACATAATTACAGAGACACGGAAGATCAGTGCGGTTAGTTATGTAAGAGATCCAAGGCTTGCCAGTGATCAGCAGGGTTATATATCAGTCGGCACGTTAAAGACTGACAAAGACCTTGCCAAGGAATCCATAAAGTACGAATTTCAACGGGCCTATGCTCATTTACACCGAGCGAAAACTCACGCTGAAATTCTTGGCATGGAGGATCAAGTAAGCGCACTACTTAACAGTCTTGAAGAAGTAATGGTTTAGTAAAAGTTTGCAACTCTCCTTGTGTTTTTGTGAAGATTTCCACAGGGATTTGGGGGGGTGGTTACATTACACCCCCCTCTTTTACGGCAGTACAGGTTCGTAGAGGCGTGGTGAGTTGCGGTGTGTTGCGGTTTGGCAGTCGCGGCACGGATGTTATAGGTTGGGTTGGATATGGTGCGGTTTGGCAGTCAAGATCTGTTCTGGTATGTAATGGAATGGTCGGGTTTTGTATGGCTAGGTAACGCAGTCAAGGTTCGGTGTTGTCGTTATGGGATAGGTGCGTATTGTTTGGGCACGGCAGGAAGTTTGCATTGGTGTGGAGAGGTTTGGTGAGGTTTGGTCACATCCGGTGAGGCAGTCTCGGTACGGAATGGAGAGTTCAGGTAACGAAAGCTTCGGTAAGGAAAGCTTTGGTAAGGCAGTCAAGGAACGGCCCGGATATTTTTTGGAGGGGCTGGGTAGTGAACGGTTGGGTCAGGCAGTCGCGGATGGGTTTGTTTAGGTGCGATGCGGAGAGGTACGTTGTGGTCTGGCAGTCTAGGTCAGGAGAGGTTTCGTTTGGCGAGGCTTGGTTGGGCAGGTTTGCACTGGAACGGATCGGTCTGGATCGGCAAGTTAGGGATCGAAATGGTAAGGCAGTCAGGGATAGGACTGGTTGTGTGAGGACGGGTTGTGTGAGGTCAGGTAGGACGAGGCAGTCGAGGTGAGGTGAGGTGAGGTATTGACGGGAAAGGACGGATATGGTTTGGCACGGCAGTCAAGGATTGATCTGGTGTGGTAGTTAAGGGTGTGGTTCGATAAGGCAGTCATGGTGTTGAGTGGAGTGGATGGGTGAGATAAGGCGAGGCAGTCAGGGATGGGACGGGATGGAACCGGTGTGATATGAAGCGGTATGGCACGAAAGGAGCCAATATGAATCAGATTATGGTTAACGCAGTTGAGTTTGAGTCTTTGTTAAAAGAAGTTGAGTATTTAAAACACGAGAATCAAAAGCTTGAGGAGCAGTTAAAGGATGCCCAAGGTCGTATTCGGGTACTCAAAGAGGAAGTCGGGTTTGCTGAGCGTGGGTATACAAGAATGAGCATCACATGACTGAAGAGGTGACAGTTAATGACATCGCGGCACTGCTAGAGGTTAGTCGCAAGAGTGCGATACAACGCATGTCAAGGCTTGTTAAGAAAAAACAAGCAATCAAACTTAACATGCCAACAGTGGGCAACCCAGCACGGTTCAAGTTGTTGGTGCCCAAAGAAAGCCTACTGCATACCCAGAAGTTTGCTGGTCCGAAAATGAACCGGGAGATTGACTGGAAGAAGTTTTGCAGTGACCCGTTTGGTATGGCAAAGAAAGAGGTGGTGGAATGAACGAACTAAGACAAGCGGCAGAGATGGGCTTGGAGGCTTTGGAAATAATCTGGGCTACTGAGAGCGACTTTTTTCATTACCAAGACGAGATAAAGAGTTCGGTACAAGCACTACGCAAAGCACTAGCCCCCGAAGTCACCCCCGAAGTAAATGAGCCTGAAGGGTGGGTAAAAATCGACGAGGTTCGGCAGTATTTTGATTCGGTTGGTTGCGGGACTATCTACAAAACCGCCGGGGAGGATCGAGTTCCACTCTACGCCGCACCACCAAAGAAACAATGGGTTGGGCTGACTAAAGAAGAATTTGAGCAAGCAGTTAATGGTCTTGAGGATTTAGAAGACTGCTGGGTGCAAATTGAAGCCAAGCTGCGGGAGAAGAACACATGACTGAGAGACAGATCGTTAATTGGTTGCTGGGCTTTGTGGTTGGGATACTGACCGTGCTTGCGTGGCAACGTGTGATGAGTGAGCCGTACATTTCCCAAGACACAGAAACCACAAGGGCCGAAGAACTAATCAGCATCTATAAGCGTGGTGTAAAAGACGCTCTTAAGACAAATCCGGTAAGCTTTGAGCTTGAGCAAGTCTGCCTTGAAGTCTGGGCCAACAAACAACCTGTGGAGGTGAAATGAGTTGGGCACGAGACACAAGTGGGGTGGTTAACACGACTAAAAAGATTGCCAGGATGGTAGATGCTGATGATATAAAGGAGCAAAAAAGAATGGCTAAACCCGAAACTCTTAAAGATATTATTGAAGAAACCATGCGTGTAAGCGGTGTGCCTTACCCTGTGCCGGGGCAATCCATAAACGTAGACCCAATCAATCACCCCGCGCATTACAAAGTTGGTGGTATTGAAACGATTGAGTACATGAAAGCCAAGTCAACCCCCGAAGAGTTTAAGGGCCATCTCAGACTGACTGCGATCAAATACCTGAGCCGCACGGGTTACAAAAACGATGCGTTGCAAGACTTAAAGAAAGCGCAGTGGTATCTTAACCGGCTCATCAAGGAGTGCGACGATGCGAACGGTTGAGCAAAAGATTTTTGACTACATGCAAGAACACAAAAAGCCTGTGACAAGCATTAAGATGGCAAAATATTTTATTGCTAGTGAGTCATCTGTAAAACAAGCTTTAGCTAACATGGTTAAAAAAGGCGTGGCTGAAGTTGTGCCCAATAGTAAACCTTATTTGTACAAGTTAAAATAATGGCATCAACACCTGAAAAGAAAGTTAAGTTAAAAGTCCGAGCCATTCTTGACTGGGACAAAGATATTTACTATTTCACACCTATGACTGGCGGGTATGGACGAAGCGGAGTGCCCGACATTGTTGGGTGCTACAACGGCTACTTCTTTGCAATAGAGTGCAAAGCAGGTAAAGGCACAACAACCGCCCTGCAAGATAAGAACATTAAAGAAATTGAGAAAGCGGGGGGTCGAGTCATTGTCGTCAACGAAAATAACTTAGAAGAAGTTCGCTTGATGTTAAGTGAAATGAATGGCTAGAAGAAATTATATGTCAAGACAAGTGCAAGTGGTTCGGATATTAGATAGCACGTTTGCTCTTTCCATAAAACAATTAGCCAGAAAAATGAAACTTACAGAGCGAACAGTTTACAGATACCTCAACCCTCTTATCCAGCACGGTATTGTTTATGTTAGGTTTAAAGCCAACGAGCGTGGGTCTAAGAAGCCGGTCTATTTTTATTCTACAAAGAGAGCAGTATGAAAAAATTAATTATGTTAGTAGAAATCGTTAAAGCAATTAAAGAAAAGTTTGAGCTAGACGAAACGGATCTGCGTATATTGACAATTGTTGGTTTGGCAGATGAAGAGAAACGAGAAATACACGTGACGGATATAACTCGAATGCATGACATAGCTTCGCCCGCGACACTTCATTATCGTGTTACCAAAGATCTTGTAGAAAGACACATGATCATAATAACGCCAAGCACTGAAGACGCTAGGATGAAAACAGTAAAGCCCGGTAAGAAATTTAAGACACTTGTAAATTTCTTGGAGAAAAACTTTTGGTCATAACAATCGACTTTGAAACTTACTACGACAGAGAGTTTTCACTTTCTAAAATAACAACGGAAGAATACGTTCGTGATCGCCGTTTTGAGGTGATTGGGGTTGGAGTAAAAGTAGACGGGGGAGAGACAGAATGGTTCTCAGGCACCGAAGCGCAAACTAAATTTTGGCTGGGTAAGTTTAAGTGGAGCGAATCGCTGGTGCTTGCTCACAACATGATGTTTGACGGAGCAATCATGGCATGGCGATTCGACATCAACCCAAAAGGTTGGCTGGACACCCTGTGCATGGGGCGTGCGGTTGACGGGGTGGAGGTGAGCGGTAGCTTAAAAAATCTAGCCGAGCGGTATGAAGTTGGAGAAAAAGGCACTGAGGTTGTCAATGCGTTGGGCAAACGACGCAAAGATTTTAGCGAAGAAGAGTTAGCACGCTACGGAGAATACTGCCGGAATGACGTAGAGTTAACCTACAAGCTGTTTAACATTCTCAGTGCTGACTTTCCAACTAAAGAACTAAAAGTTATTGACCTGACCTTGCGTATGTTTACGCACCCGGTGCTTAAGCTGGACTTGCCGCTTTTGGAACAGCATCTGCTTGATGTGGTGGAGCGCAAAGAAAAACTGCTTGAAGCAACCAGCGCCAGCAAAGATGACTTGATGTCTAACGATAAGTTTGCACAACTTCTTATTGAGCTAGGTGTTGATCCTCCCCGTAAGATTAGCCTGACAACAGGTCGTGAGGCGTGGGCTTTTGCCAAGACGGACGAGGACTTTAAAGCTTTGAGTGATCATCCTGACGACAGGGTGCAAGCGTTGGTGGCGGCTCGACTTGGTAATAAGACTACGCTGGAGGAAACTCGGACCCAGCGGTTCATCGACATTGCGAAGAGAGGACTGATGCCAGTTCCCCTGAAGTATTATGCGGCACATACAGGACGGTGGGGTGGTGATGACAAAGTTAATCTGCAAAACCTCCCATCACGTGGGCAAAACGCAGGGCACTTGAAGTCGGCTATCTGTTCCCCGAAAGGGCATGTAATTATTGACGCTGACTCTTCTCAAATTGAAGCACGCACGCTTGCGTGGCTAGCTGAACAAGACGACTTAGTGGAGGCATTTGACAAAGGTGAGGACGTATACAAAATTATGGCATCGGCTATCTATGGAAAACCTCAAGAAGAAATTACGAAAGATGAAAGATTTGTCGGCAAGACGACAATCCTTGGGGCTGGCTACGGAATGGGTGCAATTAAATTTCAGGCTCAGCTTAAGACGTTTAACGCTGAGCTATCCGAAGATGAATGCAAGCGAATCATCAAGGTGTATCGAGAAACCTACCCGTCCATACCGAATCTCTGGCGTTCAGCACAAGCGTGCTTGGAGAGCATCCTACAAAATCAAGCAAATACGTTGGGCAGGGAAAATGTACTTGAGTTTAGTTCAAAGGTAGGCGGTTTTAAGTTACCTAGTGGGCTGTGGCAACGGTACGAGGGACTTGAAAAAATTACTGACTCTGATGGTACTTTTCAGTATCAATATAAAACACGTAAAGGCATGACAAAAATCTACGGCGGTAAGGTGATTGAGAACGTCTGTCAAGCAATTGCCAGATGTGTCATTGCCGAGCAAATGTTACGGATTTCAAAAAGGTACAGGGTGGTACTAACGGTTCACGACGCAATCGCTTGTGTGGCCCCTAAAGCCGAAGCAGAAGAAGCGGTTAAATATGTTGAAGAATGTATGAGGTGGAAGCCCGAGTGGTGTTTGGGGCTACCGTTAAATTGTGAAGTCGGATATGGAGCGAACTATGGAGAAACTTAATTTTGCCGAGTATTTTTTAAACGCTGAACGTCAGCTCCGCCAGGTGTATGAAGAAGCAAATGACAACAAGTTTACAGAAGCTTCTGAAAAGATTAACGACATCATAGTAGAATTAAGGCTTCTCAAAGCGGCGATTCTATCCAATGTCCAAAGTTAAATGGTCTTACTCTTCACTAGCACTGTTCAAACAGTGTCCGAAAAAATATTTCCATTTACGTGTCGCTAAAGACTTTAAAGAGCCTGAGACTGAAGCACTCCTGTACGGAACTCAGGTGCATGAGGCGGCAGAAAAATTTATTCGGGATGGTGAGCCAATACCAGCAAAGTTTGCTTTTATCCAAGAACAACTTGACATGCTAAATCGCATTGAGGGAAACAAGTTTTGTGAGTACAAAATGGGTTTGACCAAGAACTTGGAACCCTGCGACTTCTTCTCTCAAGACGTTTGGTGGAGGGGGATTGCAGACTTGATCGTGCTGAACGAGGAGAAAGAAACCGCATTTGTGGTGGACTACAAGACGGGTAAGAGCAGTCGGTTTGCTGATACCCGACAGCTTGAAATCTTGACGCTGGCTCTCTTCAAGCACTTCCCAAAAGTCAAGCGAGTCAAAGCTGGGTTGCTATTCGTAGTGGCTAAGGACTTTGTTAAAACCGAATACGTTCAAGACAATCAAGATCAGGCTTGGGTAAGCTGGCTAGACGACACGGGCCGACTGGAAGAGGCTTATAAATCAGAGGTTTGGAACCCGAAGCCCAACTTCTCTTGTAAAAATTATTGCGCAGTAGTAAGCTGTATCCACAATGGCAAGCACCATTAAAGCTCGGTTGCACAACGTCGTTGTGTGGGTCAAGTCAAAGGACCCAAAGTATAAAGTCAGGATGTATTCGTACTTAGCACCAAAGGTTTACG